TTATTATTATATTTGCATACAATTAAAATACAATCTACTTATGAAAAAAGAAATTTTTAATCAATACTTAACGGCTGTTGTACATCTGTTCTCAATAAACAGAGACGACATCTTTACCAATACAAAAAGGAAAGATGTTGCCACCGCAAGGCAGTTACTTTATTACCTATGTTACATAAGACCTATGTCGGTAACGGAGATTCAAAAGTACATGACCGAGAACGGATACAATCCTCAGCATCCACCTATTGTCAACGGCATCAAGAGTGTAAAGAAGAGAATAGAGAATGACGGTGACTACGAATCTATAATCAGCAGAATTCAGAATTCAGTATTTATTTAATCAAATCAAATTATAAAATTATGAATGAATTAAAAACGCCATTATTTGATTATATAAAATGTCCTCTCAATAGATATACTTTTTCTGTAAAACCTATAAAAGATTGGACTGAAAATAATTGTGAAGGTAAAACTTTAAATTTATTTGCAGGTAAAACAAAATTAAATATTGATGAAATTAGAAACGATCTTGATGAAGAAGCATTAGCAGATTACAGAATGGATGCACTTGAATTCTTGAGATCTTGGAAAGGTGAAAAATTTGATACAATATTACTCGATCCTCCATACGCATATCGAAAAAGCATGGAAATGTATAAAGGAATAAAATGTAGTCCATTTAAACAATTAAAAGATGAAGTAAAAAACGTATTGAATAAAAATGGAAAGGTAATAACTTTTGGTTATCATTCAAATACAATGGGACAAAATAGAGGATTTATTGTAGAAAAAATAGCTTTATTTTCTCACGGAGGTGCAATACACGATACTATAGCTTCTGTTGAAAGATTATTTATTTAATTTAAAATCAAATCACATTTATGACACAGAATGGAAAGAGCGTATTCGCTACGCTATCAGCAATCAATCTTAATGACAAGGTCGAGAAGAAGAAAGACCTTACCTATTTATCCTGGACACACGCATGGTCTGAGGTCAAGAAGCACTACCCTAACGCACAGTACGAGGTAAAGTTCTTTGACGGCATGCCATACGTTAATGACCCTAAGTTGGGCTACATGGTGTTTACTACTGTGACTATAGAGGAGCAGACGCACATGATGTGGTTACCGGTAATGGACGGCGCTAACAAGAGCATGAAGGAGGAAGCTTACACCTACAGCACAAGGTTTGGTGACAAGGCTGTTGATGGCGCTACAATGTTTGACATCAACAAAACTATCATGCGTTGTTTAGTTAAAAATTTGGCTATGTTTGGTTTGGGCATCTACATCTACTCCGGTGAGGATTTACCTGAGGGTGACACTGTACAGCCACAAGCGAAGGTCAGCACTGCTCCGGTAGAGCTAAAGATTGACACTGACCAATGGGCTAAGGTTGTTAAGTACGTCACTGACAACAAGCAGTTGGGCATTGAGCATATCATTCAGCAGCTAAACACAAAGTATTTGTTAACCGCATCTGTCAAGAAGGAGCTTGCAAACATCATCAACAATGGATAATATCATCGAGAAACTAAAGGATGATAAAGAATACTATTCAGGGTTAGGTAGGAACTACCTATCTAACTCTGACATAGGAACTTTGTTAACCAATCCAAAGGACTTTGGAAAGCCGAGGGAAGACAACAAATCATTTGCCGAGGGCAGATACTTCCATCAGCTGATACTTGAGCCTGAGAAGGCAGAGCAGACACCATTCGTTGACGTATCGTCAAGAGTTACTAAGGAGTACAAGAACTTCTGTGAGGATAATAACTTTGAGTATGTTCTACTATGGAAGGAGATGAAAGAACTACAGAAGCTAGTAGCTACAATGAAGAGAAACATTACCTTTTACGATGAGATTTATAATGATGGAAATGAGTTTGAGGTACCGGCATTCGGTGAGATTCAGGGCGAGATGTGGAAGGGTAAGGCTGACATCGTTGGCACTGACATCCTGATTGACCTGAAGACAACATCAGACATCAATAAGTTTAAGTACTCAGCCAGGTCATACAACTATGACAGCCAGTGCTACATCTATCAGCAATTGTTTGGCAAGCCATTGGTGTTCTTCGTTATTGACAAGGTCACTGCACAGCTTGGTATCTTCAGACCATCTGAGGAATTTGTTCAGGGTGGTGAGTCAAAGGTTGGAAAGGCTATCAAAGTGTACCGAAAGTACTTTGGAGCAGAGCCGACAGACAACATCGCTAATTATTTTATTAACGAGATGTTATAACATACAGTCCTGTGGCGGAATTGGTAGACGCTAAGAATAAATAAGATGAGTAAAGGCTATACGTTAATCCTTTACATATAGGTTCGAATCCTGTCAGGACTATTTAAAATTAAAACACAATAACATGAAACAAACAGCAGTAGAATTTTTACAAGAGGCATTATCTATTCATTTTACTCACGAACAAGAGATGCAATTTATAGGGCTTTTTAACCAAGCATTAGAAATGGAAAAGCAACAGATAATGGATGCTACTTGTTTTGGAGAATATATAAATGATGATAAAGAAATAGCAGAAAGATATTACAATGAAACCTATAAATCAAAACAAGATGAAATTTAAAGTAGGAGACAAGGTCTATAAACCAAAGGGGTACAAGTTCCCAAGCACAGTGGTTGCAGTATTCACCACCACATCAGGCGACATCAGAATCGTAGCAGAGATGGATGACAATGGTATGCTACACATCTTTAACGAAAACCAATTAGAGCTATGCCAGATATAACTAAATGCAAAGGTGATGGTTGCCTGATTAAAGATCACTGCAAAAGATTCACAGCCATAGAGAACAAGTTCTATCAATCTTACTTCGTTGACCCTCCGTTTGAATTAGAGGAAGGTAAGTTCGATTGTAAAATGTTTTGGGGTGATACACAAGATGCAATTTTTAATCTGTTACTTGATATTACCAAAAATAATTCTTAATTTAGCAAGTGCGATGCACAACAATAATTTTTAAATACTTAAATCAAATTAAAATGGAAAGAGAAGAAAAGATTTTCGCTGACGGTTTCTCATTCAAGAGAAATGAAAACGCTCCCGAGTTTGTTGTAGGCAGACTCTCAATGAAGGTTGATGACGCTACAAAGTTCATCAAAGAAAACCAAAAGAATGGATGGATTAACTTGAATGTAAAAAAAGCCCGTACAGGCAACTTTTATTTAGAGTTGGATACATACTCACCGGATACCAAAGAAGGTGGCTCAGATGCCAAAAGAATAACAAATAAGGCACAGTCTCAAAATAAATCTAACTCATCTCTTCAGATGACAGACGATGATGATGACGTTCCGTTCTAATTTCCATTTTTCGTGTCGTGTGTTTTTAATAAGGGGGAGCTAATCACTTCCCCTTTATTTACCCATTGACATACCAATTTTTCATTTCCTATATTCTCTATATATATTTTATTACTTTATTATTTTATTATATATATATGACTCTTAAAATCGACATTTTCGACATAATAATTAAATATCAATTAGTTATGTAATTATTATTGACATTTTATTGACATTAAAAATACATATTATGACCAATATTACCATATTTCAGAACATAAAGGACACAGATACCCCATTCCATAGGGAGGTAAAAATAGTACTTGACCGCATAAGGGATGGTGCGTCTAAAGAAATAGTAAAACAAATTCGACAGGAAAAGAATAAGTCTGAGCGTAATGAGATTAAAAAATTATTGCCTGCTATTTGCTTCAGCGGAACATTTAAAAAGAGGGCTGACAACTTCCTGATTGAACACTCAGGACTTATATGCCTGGACTTCGATGGGTACGATAAACAGAAAGAACTTTTACAGGACAAGGAGACCCTATCAAAAAACAAGTACGTCTTCTCTGTATTCATATCACCGTCAGGTAATGGTCTAAAGGTATTGGTAAAGATACCCAATGACCCTGACAACCACGGCAACTATTTCAATAGCCTTGAAAAGTACTTTAACTCAAAATACTTTGACAAGACAAGCAAGAACATAAGCCGTGTATGTTACGAGTCATACGACCCGCTAATATTTATCAATGAGAAGTCATCGGTATGGGACATCATCGAGGAGCCTGAGTACACCGAGGTTACAAAGTATAAAGACAAGCCAACGATCCCAATCACAGACGAGAACAAGATTGTCGACATACTTTTAAAGTGGTGGGTAAAGAAGTTCCCTATGGTTGAGGGGCAGCGTAATCATAATACTTATATCCTGGCGATGGCATTGAATGACTTCGGTATCAACAAGAGCCTTGCGTCATACGTCCTGAACCAATACGCTACGGCTGACTTTGGTATTAACGAGATACAGCAGACCATTGACTCAGCATATAAGAACGTTGCTAACTTTGGCAGTAAGTACTACGAGGACGAGGAGAAGGTGAATAACATCAGGGCAAAGATTCGTAGGGGTGTACCAAAAAAAGAGATACGCTATCAACTCGAAGGCTCTAACCTTG